CGAACTATTCGAAACGGTTCAGTTCATATTTGAATCAGACGTGTATAGAACTTTTGTGCTTCTATCATACCCAATAGCACCATAATTTCTAGGTGTTTCGATTTCTTCTTTTATTGTAAATGTATCGTAGTCAACTAAGATAATGCTATTCCATACACCTGCATTTGGTTCGTGAATAGACGGGGTAATAGCAATAACATTTAATTCAGGTATATATGTCATATCATCACAGTGACCAAGATTTAATGTTACTTCACGTCGTACATTTTCGTTTATTGTGTCGACGTCTGTTAATGTGACAGCATCACTAGTTGGCGGTGTGCTTGTTCTACCATAAACCACACATCCGTTATCAATATAGCAACCGCCTTGAGCGTGGTTTCTATCAGTAGAAAGCCCCCATGTTCTACCAATTAAAATAGGGTTAAATGTGGAAAATTTAGGAATATTGAAAAGAATATTACTTAGAGTACCGTCTTTAACCATTTCATCTAATTTATCGTTAATCTCTTTCTGAATATCCAACGAACTAAAGTAGTTATTAACATAATCTTGTAATTTCACATAAGCTGTATGCAGTTTAGTAACATCACCATTTAATACACCCACATCTTCCATGGTTTTATTCAGATAATCAACCACTTTACACAACAGTTCATAATAACTCAAACTGTCATCATACACCAGTGGCAGTACCTTTTGGCACCAAAATCGAAACGGTTGTAAGTCCGTATAATTTCCCAAAGTAGGTGTAAAATCAGCGGGTTCTTTTTTAACAATATCTCTTGTACTCATAGTTTTTATCTCCTTCCATTACCATAGACCAAAAAATAACTCTTCAAATTCATTAATAACTTTCATGTCAATGTTCAGCATAGTTTCCCTAAACTCGTTCAGCATTTTACTGTAACTACTACCGCCAACCTTACCTGTTACTTTCTCCGTGTAATCTTCAGTACTATTAACACTCTCTGTATAATCAGTACCACTTTTACTCGTTACACTACTGTTAGAATCACCCTCGCTAGTATTTTTTCTAGCACTCGTTAAGTAGTTCTCACTTTCAAGTCCATTCAAACCGCCTTGCGGTGTATCACTGTACAGTTCTCTATCAGTAACATTATTACTTGAACTACCACTGCTATTTTCACTCACTTCAGTGCTGCTTGTTTTCCCGTTAATACCTGCTCTCTTATGCGTTCTTTCTACACTGTAATCTTTCAAAGGGTCAAATTCAAGTAAAGCACTCTTGTAAAGCTGATTGTAATACGGCATGATTTCCTCAAGTTTCGTGTTCATCCACAGTTTCCATATGCCCACAGTTTCAGAGCCAATCTCACGCAAATAGTAATGCTTTAAAATCTTCTTACATAAAACGCTTCTGTATGTTTCATCAAAGAAAGTACAGTTAGTTGTAAAAATCTTGTTCCAGCTCTTTTCAAGCACTTCGTCCACGTTGTCGCATCCTTTACTTTCAGATAACCCACTCTTACTCTCGCATATAAAACGCACCTCGGTTGTGTACTTACTCACTTTCATCACCACCCGTCGTATCATCACCACTTGGCATATCTAAATCAATATCTTGATAATCTTTTCTGTAATCAACTTCAATATCTAAGCCGAACATCTCATTGATTTTTTCAACAGCCTGTTTTCTGCACTCAAGCCTACTATATCTTGAACTTATTGTACTACCTTGTGAACTTGACACCTCGTCTGTGATAAGTCTTTCTTGCTTGTTAATGTTCAAGTTACTGATACCAAGATAAGTCAATGCTTCATTCCAGATCTGATTTTTTAATTGATATAGCTTATCAGCAACATAAGGAGCTTGAGTACTTATTACCTTAACACCATTTATATCAATATTATTATCAGCAAAGATAACGGGTGTATTACCGTCATACTGCATATACAGATTCTTCATTGAAAGTTTTTGTTTCTCGTTGCACTGTATCAGAATAGGCGTTTTCTGCGCTTTTGCATTAACATCAACACTCCTGTCTAAGTCCCACAGCCTTTTAGCGTATAACTGGATATCTGTTACACTATTTGTTCTAAGATAGTTATTCCATATAATAACACTATCTTTATCGCTTAGAACTTTTTGGTAATTGTTATAACAAGAATAAGCTCTTCTAGTAATAGGGTTTCCATACACATCAAAATTACCTTGTTGAATACAATCAAGACATAGCTCGCCTAACACGTCATCTTTAAAGAATACAACGCTTCCAGTTTCGAATAACCTTAACTCAATATAACGAGGGTCTACCGTGTTAGGTAAATTTTTCCACGCGAACATAGACATTGATAACTCCATCAGCCGTCTTAAATATTGCATATACGTTAAAGTATTTGTAGCTGCGCTATCTTCAAAGTTTGTTCTTTTTCTTCTCCCCACTGTTCTCACCTCTCTTTATACTGGACTGTTATCTAACGAGTAGTTTCCTACTTCACTACCATTTTTCCAAAACGTGATACCGTTATCATAAATACTGCATAGTTTTTTCGTGTCATCAGCTGGGGCGCCACTTTTCAAGCAACATCCAACAGTTTTTACGTAGTTCCAATGTGGTCGGCTGTTAATGTTAGGATGTTTAACTCTCTTAACAGCATAACCATATGCATTAAAATAATCGTCAATTATTCTAGCATATTGCGCTCTAATGCTCATACTATAAAAGCTAAATTCAACTCTACTTGTTCCAGCATTTAAACTGTCACACTGAACCTGACCGTGAACTTGCGGTGGCGTATGTTCTTTATCAGTTTTTTTCCCCACCAAATTGGCGACACTATAACCAACTGTTTCAAGTCCACCACCGACTAATAATGGATTGGCTGTACCAGCTCCGGCAATTGTTAAAGCTGCCCCAACAGCTGTAGTAACCATACTACTAGTAACAGCGCCTTTATTTTGTGCTAACCATGCCTTATATGTATCACCCACCCATGGTATTTGTGGAAAATTGCTATAGGTCAACCCACTGTCATAATCAGTAGCATTTCCTCTATAATAAGTTGGATAAGCTAGAACGCATGGTGTGCTTATAAAAACACCCTGGAAACTAAAATCCCCACAATGATCTACATCATTCCATAGTTCCCATTTATACTCAGATGTTTGACCGCAATTATTTGAAACGATTAAAAAGTTATACGGGTATGAAAATAGTTTTTTATTTTTAGGTTTATACCCGTCTATAGTTGTTAAGTTAGGGTTAATTTTTTTAACCATTGTTACTGGTTCGGTTTGACTTCCATCACCTAAAAATTCAGGATATTGATAAAGAGTCACAATAGCATCCTCTTGACCTGCACCCACGAATCTTTCTAATAAAGCGTTAATTTCAGCTGTATCTGTAGATCTGACACCCGCAATCACGTTTAACGGTGTATATATATTATTAATTGTTTTTCCTGTCGCACTTGCACCACTAGAATGTTTAGATGTTAAAGCACATACGCATAGTGGCATCATGTTAAAAACATCTTTATTGTTAGAAACAAAATCACCTAGTTCCAAGTTTTCGTCCACAATATTTTCAAAAAGGTTGTCCGTTACTGGGTGCTCACGCTCTACAAAGCATGATTCAAAATCATGATCAAAAAACCATGTCTGCATAACGTCAATTTCAAAAGTAACGTTGGTGCAATTATCATTCACATACTCGATACTTGTAATAAAAGCATAAAACCATTTACTTCCATAAGCTGTGTTTCGAAACATCATATAATTACAATCTGCTTTTACATCCATTCTTGCAACACCCCTATTAACCCTTAAATAGGTTTGATTGCTAAAGCTTTTTTTCACGTATGCTGAAAAGTAATTATATTGCGATGTTTTGTCTTTAAAATAAATCGTGTGCTCATAAGTATTATCAAGCGGTATGTTATGTAATAATTTTATATCAGAATTAGGATTGATATACATTTTTACTCCTTTTATTAAATAGGACACCACCTTAGTGGCATCCTATTTTGAATATTAACCCTGCTTAGTTAATTCAATAGCTGTGTCCACTGTAGTTGCGCCTGTTATGTTCGTCTTAGTTGCCTTGTACTTAACACCGTTAATTTCTGCTTCAAGCACGATCTCTGTTGCCAGCTGTGACTTCGGAATCATAAGCACGCCATACTTCTGCATTGCAATACCAGCGTTTGTCATGGCTTCTGTCTGAATGAAGTTAACATTCTGCGCTTCAAGTCCTGCACTCTCAAATTTCGGAGAAAGAGCGAATACTGTCGCGTAATCTGCCTCGTCCTTTGTATCAACGTGTACTGTAATAGTTGCCGGTGCTTCAATGCTTGCGTTACTTGTTACAAATACAACCGCATTTGCGAACGGTGAACTTGAAACTGTTTTCCATGTATGATAGAAGTAATTCCAGTACAGTCCACTTGCCACATATTTTTCTGTGAACTTGTTGTTGTTGTCATAAACCTGGAACCAATTCTCATCACAGATAACCGCTTTTACATTTGCAAGCAATGCAAGTTCTTCTGCCGTCACTTCTTCAATTCCTGTTGAATTCGCACGAATAACTTCAAATCTGGCGTTGTCAAAGCTTGTCCAATCATCAATGATATGCAGTCTTCCCATGAAATCAGCCTTTTCCATGTTAAATGCACTTGCAAGAACATTTACATCAAACTGAGCATTGAAAGTAGCATCCATGAAGATAATCTGTCTTTCTTTCGGTGTGTTTGTTTTAACGCCTGCAATATTATTGTCTGCACTGATAAACGGTAATAAGTTAGATGTGGCTCTAAACTGAACAGCTCCTTCTTTCAAGTCTGTTCCGTCGCCGATTGATTTCGGTTTCATCTGACCATGTGCGATAGCCTTAATAAGCAAGTACTTAAAGAGCAGGAATTCATCATACTCGGCTGCGGTGTATACGCTGTCTACAATTTTAGCAATTAATGACTGTACGCCATCCATGGATAAGAACGCCTGTTTTAAATCTTCATCCTGAATTGTTACTGGATACATCACTCTCCAGTTCATTGTATGGAAAGCTGTACGCACATCAGGAAATGTTCTTTTAAATTCTCTTGCGCTTGCTTTTTCTGCTGAAAATTCAACAGCGTTTGCGATAGATACAAAAATATCTTCCACTGTTTCACCGAATTCAAGATATCCTTTTTTAAGCTGGGAATAAGGGTTGTTAAATGTTGCGCTCTGCATACGCACTGTAGCAATACGGTTAACGAGTGCGTTCAAAAACTGGTTAGCGAATGCCGGTGTACCATAAATAATCTCCCCGACTTTAGGGATGTCTTCTGCCGTTGACACTTCCGGGACACTCTGCTGATAATCATATGTTGCGTTCTGTCTAATGACATTCAAAATATCGATTGTTGAAGCATTAAGTGTACTTGCTGCAATTCTTTTTGCCATAATAAAATTCTCCTTTATTTAAATAAATCTTCAAAAGTTTTTGGTTTCTCTTCTTCCTCTCCTTGTTTTGGTTCTTTTGGTTCACTCGGTTCACTACTGAAAAAACGTTCTTTGTATTTTCTCCGCCATTCCTCATCATTGTCTTTGTAACGTTGTTCCCAATTTTCACCGCCACCGTTTGCACGTGTTTCAAGATCTGTTAACGTGTCTGTAACATCTTCCAAAAAAGAAATTGTTTCATCATCTGTCTGATCGCCAATTCTAGTACGAATCGTTTCTAAAATCTCTTCTCTTGTTCTTACTGACATAATTTTATTCCCTCCTTTCTAAAAGTTATATCGGACCATCATCCATACGGGCATGCTTTTTTTTCTTTTAGATGACGTACCGCCCCCGCCTCCTCCTGCACTATAAAAGCGATACATCAAAACAGCATTGTTAAGTGCCTGCGATTCTGATAGATAATACTTTGGTTCTGTTTCCCATGTTGTGATACTTGAATCATTTGCGTGTTGTTGAATATAGTCATACGCTTTATATGCAAAATCAATACGTTCCTGTAACACTGGCTTTCCTGCACGCTCCCAACATGTCTCAAATGCTTCTGTTAGTTGTGCGATATTCGTGCTTGAGCTTGTTAAAAATTCTTGTAATGAGGTAATCCCTGCAAATTCTCCCTGCCAATCATTTTCCACAACTAAGTATTTCATTTGTCCGACTGGGTCAGTTCGTTCATAACCGTTAGCTTCCAACCAAGTGTATAATGCTTCGCGTCTTGAACCGTCCCACTGAAAGATACCAAAAGCTGTACCGCCTTGTTGCCCTAATGTTGGGTTAATATGCGACTCTCTCCATGCGTTTCCTGCTAGTGCTGATACTACATAAATACTTGAACCGTATCCAGTTGCACCACCATCACCATATCTGAACAACCTTGTAAAACTACGCTGGTAATTAACGTTTCCACTTGTATTGCCTATGCTTACTTGGTATTCTAAAGGTGCATCGCTTGTATGCGCTCCCATAAAAACACCCTTACCGTCACCGCCTAGATAGCACATTTCTGTATGTCCACTTGTCCATCCAATGTCACCTGCTTTATATTCTCCGTGGGCGTCTACTTCTGTAAACCCTAGTTCTAATAAGCAGTTAATCATTGACGCTGTTGTAAAAGCGTTGTGGTTTGGTGCATAACTAGGTGTTTCAAACCCACCGGCAACTAGTGCATAATTGATGAATGAGGAACAATCATAATATGTTATACCGCCGACTGTCTGCCTATTTCTGTATGTTTGTGAATAACCAACGTTTGGTGCATTACAGGTTTGTATTGCCCATGAATATGCTGTGTCAATACTTGGCATATGCTTTTTTACCTTTCTATGGTTTCATCAATTTTCCTTTTTTACCAAGTGAAACAAGTTTATCATTCTGTGGTGCTGACCCTTTATAGTTTGCAATACCGTTTTTACTTGCGATACGCCCACGATATGCGTAACTGGAATCTACACCGATTGATTTCAGGCAATCTACAATGGAACAACTACTTGACTTGAATACTGGAAAATATGTTTCACGTGAAACATTCGGTGTTGGTTTCACAGTGGAAACATTTGTTTTACACCCAAGTGCTGATGCAATAGCCATAGCACACTTTGTAGAATCCCAACGAGCAACATCATCTCTATCGTCTACAAAACAACATTCAATAAGAATTGCTTTTGCTCTTGTTTTTCTAAGCACATACAACCCTTTATTGTACTTTACTGGAGACCCGTGAAATCCAATACCGAGTGTATTAGCAATACTCTCTGCAATTCTATATGCAGTACCATAGATTCTATCATCGTAACCATAGACTTCAACTCCACCACATTTTCCGTCACCTACTCTGTCGTTTCTTGCACTGTTTAGGTGGATTGACATATCTAAGTCAACATTATGCGCATTGCACTTGGAAACAATAGAAGATAAGTTTGCCCCTTGTGTAGTACTGTAGTCATCTGTACAGTCATATACTGTATCTCCGTTCGCTCTTAACAGTTCGATTAGCTTATTTTTAACGGCTCTATCTTCTGTTACCTCGTCCAGTAAATCGCTTACACCTCTACACTTTAATGAGTGCCCGCCGTGCACGTTATACGTCGCCATTCTTGTCACCATCCAATCTGTCGCATAATTTCTGTAAAATCAATGTGTTATTGTTCAACGCCTCTGTTACACTGTTCATTTCTTCTTTGTGCGCATCTTTTTCTTTCAGCATATACCAAAACATAGCTCCACACATTACAATAGGGAAACCAAGTGTTGAGATCGCTGTAGTTACTGCATTTACATCCATAGCTTTAATCACCTACCTTTCTTATTTAATTATAGCATATTAATACGTATTTGTCAATACTAGACATTGTGTCGATTAATATACACTTGTATAAATAATAGACACCGTGTCTATTAAAATACAGTGCGTTTAATAATTGACAGTTTGTCTATTTTATGATATAATATACAAGAGGTGATAAAATGAGTTATTATGACGGTACAAAACTATTAAGTCTGTTAGACCTTAACAATAAGAGACCTGAGATTTATATGGTAACCAGTAACAGAACAGGCGGTAAGACTACATATTTTGGTAAACTGGTTGTTAATAAATTTTTGTCAAAAGGTGAAAAGTTTGGACTATTATATAGATACGATTACGAGCTTAGTGGTGTAGCAGAGAAGTTTTTTAAAGACATTAAAGAATTATTTTTTCCTGAATACGAAATGTCAAGTAAACCAATGATGCATGGAAAATTTCATGAATTATTTTTGAATGGTGTTTCATGTGGTTATGCTATGGCACTTAACAATGCTGATGCCGTAAAGAAGAACTCACATATGTTTAGTGATATCAGCTGTCTTATTTTTGACGAATTTCAGAGCGAGACAAATAGATATTGCGCAAATGAGGTGAAAAAATTTATTTCCATTCATACCTCTATTGCCCGTGGACAGGGAAAACAAGTTCGTTATGTTCCTGTTTACATGATGGCTAACCCTGTGTCATTGATTAATCCGTATTATACAGCCATGAAGATTTCAAACAGACTTAAATCTGATACGAAATTTTTACGTGGAAATGGGTTCGTACTAGAGCAGGGTTATAACGAAAGTGCAAGTAAGGCACAGACAGAAAGTGGATTCAATCGCGCATTTATCACTGATGATTATGTTGCTTATTCTGCACAAGCCACTTACTTAAATGACAGTAATGCATTTATTGAAAAGCCAGTAGGAGAATGTACTTATGTGGCAACACTTAGATATCGTGGTAGAGACTATGCTATTAAAGAGTATATGGACTTAGGTATTATTTATTGTGACGATAGAGCAGATAAGACATACCCGTATAGAATAAGCATTACAACTGATGACCACAGCATTAACTATGTTATGTTAAAGAGTAATGACTTGTTCTTATCTAATATGAGGTACTTCTTTGAGCGTGGATGTTTCCGATTTAAAGACTTACAATGTAAAGAAACCGTATTGCAGGCACTTAGTTATTAATGGTATCACCTATCGTTAGAAAGCGAAAAACATATAAGCAGGGCGCACGGGTGAAAGATACCGCTGTTTTTATGGTCGGGGTTGCTCCCTTGTCGTAACAGACTTTAGACCGTTTTCACCGATAGTAAATGATATAGTAAAAGGTACTTTGCTTATGCATTGTACCTTTTATGTTTTTATTTATCTAATTTTAATTCGACTTCTTTATTCAGTTCTTTTTCTTTCTTAAATTTTCTGTGTTTCTTTGCATCACGTGGCATATAAGGATAAGTTGGTATATAACATTTATACTCATAAAATGGACAGTCAACACACCCTTGTACACATCTACTTGCGCAAATATCAATCAGCTCTTTCACTGTCGTTTTCATATAGTTCTATCTCCTCATTTGTATATAATGCTTTTGCTAGTTCAGGTGAATTGCCACATAACAAGAAATACGTCATAAATTCCATTGGAATATATCCATCTATTCTAGCTATACAATCCCCATTTTTACTGTACTTACAACAATCACACGTAGTATCATAACAATGTTTAGCAATATCTTGCAATCTAACTTTCATTTTTTATTACCTCATTTCATAACTTGTATTAACGAGTAACACACCGCCCCTCATTCTTTTAGGGCGTAACTTATCGGGTACTTTCAAACCTATCTTAAAATCTGATAAATCACGTTTAATAGGCTTATCTCCTTTAAATAAGAACTGTTTTTCATCTTCTGTCCATTCTTTATGTGTTCCTGTTCTTGACTCTGTATAACCGTTTATATCTGCATTACCTTGCATAGATAAACAGGTTCTTACACTTGTTAGGCATTCCTGCGCACTTCACGTCATAGAACGGTTCGTCTATTGGTTCTCTGTTCTCATGTGTTACGTGTTCAATGTATGTTTTCTGCCTCGTAAAAGTTGCAATATCCCAACACGACTCTAATGACCATGAGTTGAATTCTGTTGGGTGCTCTCTTATACCTACTATTTCATCAGGTAGTAAATCACAATGGATAGAATCAGTATCAGCGTAGATAAAACCTCTTTCATTTACACCATGATAATTCTTTTGAGCTGCTCGAATCGTAAATTCTCTTGCGTATGATGTGATAGCAGAACCACAAGGTATGTAGCCTGCTTTCTTGTTGTTCTCTTCCTGCCTTATAAAACCGAGTGATTCATCATCTTTAACGTATGCAATCTTGAATGAACTATCTTTAGATGATGCCTGCTTCCCATAAAGATTATTAAGAAACAACTTTGCAAGAGTGCGTTGCGCTCCCTTGCTTTTCTTCTTAATCTCCGCGTACTTATTGATGTATTCATCATAGATGCCTTTCATTGCATAGAACCATACACCGTCTATGATTTCAAAATCATATAAGTCGTAGTGTTCCAACATTAAATAATAATCTGTGCACGTTACAACCATTTCCACGATAGCTTCATGTCTATTGTTTCCACTGTCATAGTAGTATGAAAAATATTTATCGTGTTTCTTACTGTACACATCACTTGTTTCTAGCATTTCTGTGCCTCGGTAAAGTGGTGAACCTTTTATCTGTATGAATGGTAAGTATCCATGTTTCACGTGAAACCTTGTGCGAATACGTAAGAAAAAATATCTTGGGTCGCCTTGCGGGTCTTTCTTTAAGGCTTGCTCATGAATAAAGTTTCCACTCCAATAATGAGGTTTGCCCACTGGATAGAAGTTCCCACTGTCGGAGTGCATCATGGATGGATATAGACTATTAACGTCTGCTGTTGTTCCATGATAATATAACTTATTTTCTTTCCCTCTTACAAGATAACACCATCCCCCACGGTATGACTTTCGGATGTAATCTCCAAAGGTTGGATACTTTGTTATGCCCGTTTCTATCTTGTATATGTCAGGGAACAGTTGCGCATAATCTGTCTTGTCATACCCTTTTTTAAATTCTTCTAGGCAACAAGAGCCTATTGTAGATTTATCATGTCCTTGTTTTAGCATGATTTCAAGCGCTTCTTTTACCACAAGAACGTCATTTGCAATGTACTCTCGTTCCTTTTCTGTAATCTCGCACCCGGCGTATCTGTAGCCAGTATACTCCATGTCTAACTTTTTATGTTTCGTTGCGAATGACTTACCAATCACTTCAACAGAAAATGGTAACAGTTTCAAAGAGTCACGAAATTCAAGCAACTTATTGTTTGGTAGTTTCTGTGTAATGGAATACCACATACCCTTGTCGGATATACTATAACGTACTTCATTGGTTAGCATTTCCTTATTCTTTTTCCACGAGTATGCACCGTTATCATTATTTAGTGCCTGCGGGTATTTCTTCTGCGCTAGTAAGTAATCAAGAATAAAAGCGCCATCAAATTTTAGGTTATGGAAAAATGCTATGATATTCGTATCTAAAGCACGAAAATATGTAAACATATCTTCAATGCGATGTAGGATCGTAACGTTTTCTGTAAATAGTTCTACAATAGCAACTGCCCACACTTCTGTGTGGTCTTGGTTATCGTATACTGTAGTTTCAAAGTCACACATGAACATTCTTGTTGATCGTTTATTATTCATAAGTATTATCCTCGATATCCCATGAATAAAGTGACTCTTGTTCATCATTTAACGCGTCACGTTCTACAACAGATAACGTTCTACCGCTAATAATTTCTCCAATAGCTTCTAATGATGAAGCAACGTTTACACCTTTTGAATCTGTTAAAACTACTTCCAAGTGCAATTTAATCGCGTCCCAATTATTAGCAAGACGCTCCCCAACAACTATTAGACCATCTTTATTTACAGTACTATGAAATAGCGTTAATAAAGCTGATTGTGCTTCTTCTGCCCTTTCAAAATTTGCTCTTTTTCTTCTATTACCGTATACTGTTTCTATAGGAGCGGGAGTTATTATTCGTACTAAAAAATCATCCACAAAATGCTGAATAGTCATATCTCCAGCTTGTGGCTGTTTTAAATGTACTGGATGCTTTAAATCGTGTATGGTTGGTTGTTTGTCTGTAGACCAAAACTCTTTTTCAGCTTTCTTATTGCGTTTCCTTGTCTCTGCGCTACGCTTACCTCTTTCAGATGCTAGTTCGTGTTTGAGTTTCTCAACTGTTGAGATTTCCCCTGTTGCTGTTGAATAGGCTTCCTGTTTTGAAAGGTTCTTGATGTCTGCTTTTAACTGTCTTGTTATCTTTGCTAAGTCTCTTCCTTGTATCCCCCATTTACGCAACTGTGATTCTGTTTGGTATACGTTTGCACCACGTAATTCGATATTCTGTTTTCTTAATGCTGATATTTTTCGCTGATATTGCTTATAGTATAGACTATACTTTGATTTGCTCTTTTTCAATTTTAACACACCTCTCACATTTTTTTAATAATAAAGGGTAGGCGAACTGCCCACCCATTATATTTTAAGAAAGAAAAAATTTTACGATAAAATCTACTTATTTTACTGAATTTACGTCGAGACCACAATCCACAAATGGTCTACCTGCTTTCGTTTCTCCGCTACGTTTTACGATTGCATATGATTTACCATGCATTAACTCATGGATTGACTTTAAGGAATGCTTGAAAGTTTCGGACTGTGTTGAATACACTTTACCATCTACTGTGATGATAGAAAGCAAATCAGCTTTTGTTCCGTCTTTCTTTGTGTCCTTGTACTCAATGTAAGCATCCACTGGAATTGCTGTTCCGTCAGGTACGTCTTTCATTGATGTGATACCCGCATCCATTGTCATAAGATACTGCTCTACCTCTGTAAGCTCTCTGCTTGTGTTTGTGATTGTAATTTTACTCATTGTTATTTTCTCCTTTTTCTTTTAATTATTCTTCTACTTCGTCTGTGTCTTCTTTTTTGTCTCTTGGTGGCAGTACCTCTGCCATTTCAATGAACTTCTGTTCATCCATACCGTACAGTGTCTCAATAACTTCTGTTGAAACAACTGATACTGGTTTAAGTGTTGCTGTCTCTACTACTTTAGTAACTGCTTTCATAAGCTTCTTATCATCTGTGTAAGTCCCTGCGATTGTCACCTCGTAGTTATTAACCTTAGCTGTCTCTGTGTCTACACACATAACAATAACTTTAGTTGAAGAGATAGTTCTTGTTACTTTTCTTGTCCTTGCCATTTTTACATTTTCACCTCTTTCTTTTTTGTTTTTTGTACTTGCTAGACTGCTGAATGAACGACTTCTTATGAAGCCGAATCAGATAAAAGGAATCGAACCTTTACACGTTGCCACCGATTTTTTCGCCTACATGGGTGTCGGGATATCTGTTATTTTTGTGAGTGGACGGTGCTTTGCGCACCGCCCTGTATGGTGTGGTATATGCAAGTTGGATAATTAATATCTTCCTTACATTATTAAGTATATCAGATTACGATTGAAATGTCAAGTAGTTTTTTAATAATTTTTTACTACTTTTAATTTTTTCAAATCAGATATTTTCCATGCATGCTCATCAGTGTATTTAATCATTGGAAAATAAATATTAAATTTAAAAATACTTACTGAATCCTTGCCAACCCAAATACCATATTCATCATGTTTTTTCGGCTCAATGTCATACGCAAATAAACAGTCATCTTTATCCCTTGCTATATATTTAAATCTATTAGGAATATAACGAAGAAATACAATATCGTTTTGCGTTATTACAATAGGATCTTTATATTCTTGATTCGCCCATTCAACTAGAGAATCGACGCAATATTGTTTAATGTTATAAAATAAACAGTTATCACATTCAATATTAGTACAAGCTATAGGAACACGTGTTTCCTTATCAACAGCAATACTATCCCCATCACAAATTATATCTGTTATTTCATTCTTAAATTTTTCTTTATTTTTCATAATTCTATTCTCCTTTTTTACAATGTTTCACGTGAAACAATTTTAATAGTGTAACAATAAATGCTATTGGTAATTTATGGAGCCGGAACAAAAAAGTTTATTATAACAGCAACCCAATAAAATAAAGCAAGGAAAAAAGCTGTTAATGCTAAAACGGCAATAATTTCCTTTATTACAATTTTTATGATTCTTTTAATTTTTCTAATACCCATGAATATGCCTCCTTTATTAATGATTTACTTATTGGCACATCTATACGCTGATCCTTTGTTATATATGCAATATAGTATTTTCCATTATCGTATACACTTTCTTTTAATTTATAAATGAAAGCATAATGCAAGTTGGTTATGTAGGTTGTGTTACACAATGACAAGGCTGTTCCATTTTCCTCTCTCATTATGTCTTTCATGTGTTCGTATTCTTCTACAGTTTTTGGTGTTACTAAATTTGGATGTTCGTAAAGTGTCTCACAAAAGTGTTCTTGGAAACGCCTGCGAACTTGCGCATGTGTTATCCATTCTGACATTATTCATCACTCCTTTCTAATTCGTTGTATCTTTTAAGTGATTTATGCAGTTCACAAAAAGCTTTATCAAATACACTATCTGTTCCGTAGTCAACATGATTGAAAAGAATGTCTTCAGCTTCTTTTAACACCTCAAGTTCTGATTGTGTTAATGGATTTATAAATTTCAACTTCACCCTTTCTTTTAGAATATCATTATTTACAGGTGCTAAACCATAAAACGCATTAAACATATGTGATTCTAAAGCACCACTTTCCAATAGGTTTCTTAAACCTTCTTCGGTCGTTTGTTTC